AGAAGAAGTTGGAACAGCAGAAGCAGAAGCATTTAATGCCGCAGCAGAAGCAGCAATTGGATCAGCTCTTGAAGCAGTAAAAACTGCAAATGACCAAGTAAGTAACGCAGTGCTAACAGCACAAGGGCAACCAGTAACAGACATGGATACAACACCAGATATGGAAGCACCAATGGGTGACGAAATGCCAGATATGGATGTAGATTTAGACATGGATGCAGAAGCACCAGCAGATGATTTTGAAGGCACAGATGCCGCAGATAATTCTTTTGATGACACTGGCCGTGAAATGAAAGAAGACAAGTACTTAGCAGCAGTGCGTATGATTAAAGAAGCACAGCGTGAAGGTAAAATTAGTAAAGACATCGTAAAAGCAGCATTTGGTAAGTTAAAAGACTAAAGTATGCGTATACACGATATCATATCCGCTCAAATGAGCTTAAACGAAGAACCATCTGACCCTACACAGTCTGTTATTGATATTTTAACAACAATGACTGGAGAAGGTATTAACAGTATTAGCTTTGATGCTATTATTGCAGAATTGGCTTCGGAGGGATATGATATTGATGATGGGTCACTATTTGATCTCCTTGATAACCTCGCAATTGTTAGAAACATCAAGGATAACGTTGTATTTTTTAATTCAGATAGTGACCAAAGTCACAGTGATTACGATAAACCAGATCCTGAAAAGGATAATAAAGTTGTCAGTAAAATGGCACAAAAGCAAGTGAAAAAAGAGTTAAGCAAATGAGTATGGGATTAAACGCATCGCAGGCACGAGCAAGAAGCCACCAAGATCTAATTATTTTTAATGAGTGTACAGCAATCATGCAAGAAATAATTACAGTAAGTGCAACTGGCGCATATGAACTCACTATTGCTAATAAAACTGATATGACTACAACTACACCAACAGCAACAGTAATTGGTACAATAGTGTCACCAGTAATTAATGTTGGCGATACTGTTATAATTCAAGGAACTACTGTAGTTCTTGGCACATCAGGAACAAATTTAAATTCTGTTATTGCAGACATTAACGATGCAAATATTGCAGGCGTAACAGCATCTAAAGACGAAAACAGTCATTTAGTATTAACAATTTTAACAGACCCAGCAACATGGACTTATGAAATTGGGGCAGGTACTGCAAATGCAGATCTTGGCTTAACTGCTGGTGTTGCATCAGTACCATCACCAGTAAGCAAAACTTATTGGGAAACATGGGCAGGTACAACAGTTGATCGTGCAAAGCAACAGCAAATGGATGCGGTTGTTCAATATTTTGTTAATCTTGGTTACAAAGTAGACCGCATTACAAATGCAGATACTGGTAGAACATTTAACTGGTACATTTACTGGTAATAACTATTGACATCTTGGTGTCATTATGTTACAGTCAAGAATGTTAGAAATAAAATCACCATTCCCGTATAAAGAATTAAAACGTAAAGAAGTAGACGGTAAACGTCTATATCAAAACCCTTGGGGCGATCCAGTGCCAAGTGTTACAACAATCTTAGGCGCAACACAAAGTGAAGAAAAGCGTAAAGTTCTACAGAACTGGCGTAAGCGTGTTGGTACAGAAGAAGCACAGCGTATTACTACAACAGCAGCCAATCGCGGCACAGTAATGCACAATATACTAGAGCATTGGGCCTTGGGCCAGTATGAAGAATATAATCCTGGTAATAATATTGTACATCAACAAGCAAAAGCAATGGCGGCAGAAGTAATTAAAAACATTGAGCCTACTATTGACGAAATTTGGGGTACTGAGGTTATGTTATGTATGCCTGAGCTTTATGCAGGCACAACAGATTTAGTTGGAGTGTACAAAGGCAAGCCAACTATTATGGACTTTAAGCAAACCAACAAGCCCAAAAAGCGTGAATGGATTGACGACTATTTTATGCAAGGTGCCGCATACGCACTTGCACACAACGAATTATATGAAACTAAAATTGAAAACATTGCTATCTTTATGTGTAGTGGCGATGTGCAATTTCAGTTATTTGAAGTACAAGAAGCTGAATTTAAGCATTGGGCGGACGGTTGGGCAGCCAAAGTTGCTCAGTTTTATGGCGTTCAAACATAAATACAGTATATAGAAAACGCACGGGGTAAACTATTATGGCAAATATTAATGCATCATTTAAAGTAAGGCAGGGTAATCTAATAGATTTGCCAGCACTTACAACTGGCGAAATAGGATACGCCACAGACGTCAAACGCCTGTTTATTGGTAATGATCCAATGACATTTACAGGTGATGGCAATGCAACAGAATTTAACACAGGAATTGATTTAGATGATGTAGCATCAAATGCATATACCGTATTAATTGACGAGGTTCCAACAACAGACTTTACCATAGATGATTTTGTAATTACATTTGCAGATCCACCAGCTGATGGTGCAAATATCGTAATTAAATTTAACTCAGAAATTCCACTAATAGCCCCTCCAGAAGCAACTCCAGTAAATCCAAGCACAGCAGAATTATCACCATCAGTAACAGATGAACCTTTTAACTCTATTGCTGTTGACACTGAACGTTTTGGCTTTACACAAATTACATACACACTAACAGACGGAACATCACGTAGAAGTGGTACACTACGCATTAGTATAGATGATGATGGAGATGCTACACTAGATGATAATTATACAACATCATCACCAGCAGCTAGCAGATTAGATCATGTATTTGGCGGTACGGTAACTGATGGTATTTTTGTTTTAACTTATACATGCGCAGATCCAAATCCAGTGCAAATGACATGGATTGAACAAAGTTTTGCAGTTGCAGATCCTGCTAACCCTGCAGCTGGATTAGTTACAGTTGCAGCACTACTTGGCGGCGGCGGTGCAATTAGTTATGGCGTAGGTGGCGGTAGTGGCGGCGGTACTGGAAACAGTCGTATTGCAATATCTGGCACGACAAGTTCAATTGCTGATGGCGCTACTTACAACCTAGATATTACAAGTGCAGCAAAAACATATAGTATTTTCTCAATTACAACTGATGCCGCAGCATGGGTTAGAGTATACAGTAGTGACATAGCACGTAACGCAGACTCATCAAGATTGGAAGGTGTAGACCCAGAATCAGATGCAGGAGTACATGCTGAAGTAATTACTACATCAGCTACTACTGTAAAATTTACTCCAGCAAGTATTTGTTGGAATGATGCTGGTAATGATACAGTATATCTTGCAGTTACTAATAAGTCAGGAAGTACAACCGCAGTTGAAGCATCTTTAGCTATACTGAAAATGGAATAATGGCAATGCAACAATTATATGCCGTTATCCTGAAAGATTTTAAAGACTCAGATACTTTTTACGATGACATGGAAACTCCTGGAGGTAGTATTACTATTCCAGATAGACAAGTTGAAGTTGATATGCGTAAACCAATCAGCCGTGTAACAATTTACAGTTTAACACCTCAGGAAGCAGACCTAGTAAAACAGGACGATCGTGTAGAAGATGTAGAAATATATGATAAGGATTTTCCAATTGAATTATTGGGAAACTATAGAAGATATCGATTCCAACAGCCGACGGACAACAATTGGGGAAGATTTCAACATATACATCAAGATCAACCAGTACCAGCAACATCAGATATTATTACTTTACCAGAATTACCATATACTGGTAAAAATGTTGATGTTGTTATTATGGATGATATGGGTTGGGAACCAAACCACCCAGAATTTCTTGACGAGAACGGAAACACTAGAGTAATTGATTATAACTGGTTCCAACACGCACGAGAATTAGGTGATATCACCAAATTTGATGATGTTATATACCATCCAACAGTTGACAACTTTCATAATATTCACGTAGCAGGAACCGTTGCTGGTAGAAATGAAGGATGGGCTACAGACGCCAATATATATTTTTTACCAATGCGATTTGGTAGTAATAATCCATCTGCAACTGTTTCTATAGACCTTGCATTTGACTATATTAGATTATTCCACAGAAATAAACCAGTTAATCCAGAAACAGGTAGGAAAAATCCTACAATTGTTAATGCAAGTTGGGGTGCTTCTGTTGGTTGGATGTTTGGTATGAATCCTAAAAGCATTTCAAGTATCAATTTTCGAGGACAGAATTATCTTCCGTCAGATCTTTTTACAGTGTACGATGGATATTATGGTCCCGCTACAGCAGACACAACACTTGTTGGTCTTCCAACAGGATCAAATCCAATCAATAGCACTTTTAAATATATAACATCTGATGCAACGCCTACTACGTCAACAGTTGATAGATTAGTTTCAGTACCTCCGGAATTTGAAAAATCAATTAACTTTGGTGCAAGTTTTACTTTAGATGACCCTGGTAATAGTAATAAAGAAATTACAGTTAACACCCCATGCGATTTAAAATCTTATAGTACGTTACGTGCTAAAATTGTTAATTATGATTCTGTTGATGATACTGCAAGTGTTAGTAGTATTACTATTAGACGTATAATTAATAATAGTGGCCAAATTGTAACTACGTTTCCATTTGTCGATGGACAAATTTCAGTTGACCTAAGAGGACTTACTAGGTTTAGTCAAATGAGTGCAAGTGGCAATATACCAGTACGTTATATGGTTGAAGTTGATTTACGTAATGGAGATATAGCCGAGTACGAAGTAGATTGGAATTTTAGAACACATGAGTATGGAACACAAGTATTAAATGAAAATGAGATTAATGATTTAACATATGACGAGCCTACAGCCCATACTGTTAGTTCAACCTCTGCTAATGCAACTGTTGAAGAAATAACACACACTCCACTACTAGATTTCACAGATGAATCAAACTTGTTTGTTGGTAGTGCATATTCCGGTCCAAAAAAAGCAACAATAGATACTCCGTGGCCAATAAGTTACTTAGGACAAGATTATAATACAATTGGGGTATCTTCATACAGCTTTATGACGTTTGGTTTTTCAACTGGCTATGGCGGCACTCCAGATACTCCAGGTGTTCCAAAACTACTATTGGGAAGTGCATCATTAATAAACACCGGTTCAAGTTTTACTTCTGGCGCCAATCGATATGGATCTGACTGTAAAACTAAAACTTTGGGTGTAGCACCTAACAGAACATTTGTAGTACACTATAGAGGATGGCAAACATTGTTTAGCATGATCTATCGACCAACAGAACATCTTGACTGGCAATGTACTTTTTATGAAAATGAACCAGGACGTATAGACGTGGCATATGGAAATAATCCTTTGGATTATCAGGATGGTGGATTTAGTGAAGAAGAAATTCATAATTTTCAATTTAATCTTAGAGGATACTCCTTTAAAAACTCTGCATATGATGCTGATTGTGTAGATTTAATGAATGACGGAATTTTATTTGTCGCCGCCGCAGGAAATAGTAATGCTGGAATCTTTAATCCTGGCGATATTGATTACGATAATGCATATCTTAACAGTAGTGCGACATCATATACATATTACAATCGAGCAGGTTCTCCGCATAGTGCAGGTGGCAATAGTGACACCAGAGCAATTACTGTAGGATCTTTGGATATAGATCTACAAACCGCAACATTAAATAGAAGAAGTGGATTTAGTAATTGGGGTAGTAATATAGATGTATGGGCAGCAGGTAGTTACGTACAAAGTGCATGGCCAAATGATAACGATAGAGACGATACTTCAGTACGTGATGGTTTTAAATATCGTAAGATAAGTGGCACAAGTATGGCAAGTCCACAGGTATGTGGTATTTTGGCATGTATGTTAGAGAAGTATCCAGATATGTCGCAAAAGCAAGCAATACGTCTACTACAATCTATAATGGTATCAAATGATGGAGTTTATGATGAACCTATTGATGGAAACATTGAAAAAAATATAACTGGGTCTGTTAATAAAACATTGATGTATCCAAACCTTGAAAAACCAAAAGATAAACCAGCGTATCCAAAACCGCATATGGGTCGACCTAAATCAGGTGCAGTATACCCCCGTGCAATAATTAAAAGAAGAAAATAATGAACCATTTCCAGAAATCACCACGTGAGCTCTTACGTGACTGGCGAAGCTTTAGAAAATCATTAAATGATATAGACGATGATGATCAAGTATTGCAGTTAATTGTAGATTGGTGGAAAGGTGCACCGATAAGTACTCGTGTAATTGATCCATATGATAACAAAGATTGGCCTGGGCCATGGGATCTAATGCACAACAATAACTTTGATGAAAATGCAATTGCTCTTGGCATGGCATATACGTTACAATTGATAGATTGGCCTTGTACAATATGTACAATACAAGACACAAAAAAAAGTTTGTTGAAAATGATAATTTTAGTTGACGATTTGTATATTTTAAACTATACTTATGGTGAAGTAGAAAACGAAAATAAGATAAGAAAAAGCACAATCCTGCATAGTTGGGAAAGTAGTGAGTTAACACTTTAGTTTAATCAAAGGATGGTCTATTAAATACTCGACCAGCAAAACACACTACGAAATCATAAGAGATAAGGTATAATAATAATGACAAAAGAAATCACTGTACTTAAACGGGATGGCTCGAAAGAGCTGCTGGACTTAGAAAAAATGCATAATGTTGTATTTTATGCATGTGAAGGTATAACCGGAGTTAGTCCTAGTGAAGTTGAGATTAAAAGTCATATTCAATTTTATAATGGTATTACATCAGATGAAATACAAGAAACATTGATCAAAGCGGCAGCTGATTTAATTAATGGAGACACACCAAACTACCAATGGGTAGCAGGCAGACTAATTAATTATCATTTGCGTAAAGAAGTATATGGGCAATTTGAGCCTTTCCACTTAACTGATGTGGCCCGTAAGAATGTAGACTTGGGTTATTACGATCCACAATTTTTTGAAAAGTATACTGCTGAAGAAATTGAAAAACTAAACAGTTTAATTAAACATGATCGTGATGAGAATATTGCATATGTTGGTATGGAACAATTCCGCGGCAAATATCTAGTACAAAATCGTGTAACTGGTGCAATTTATGAAACACCGCAAATTGCATACATGATGATGTCAGCAACACTATTTCAAGATTATCCAAAAAACACACGCATGAAGTATATTAAGGAAATGTACGATGCAGTTAGTAATTTTGATCTAAGTCTGCCGACTCCTATTATGGCTGGTGTACGTACACCACAACGCCAATTCAGTAGTTGTGTATTAATTGAAACAGATGATAGCCTGGATAGTATTAACGCTACATCAAGTAGTATTGTAAAATATGTAAGTCAAAAAGCAGGCATTGGTATTGGCGCAGGTAGTATTCGTGCTATTGGTAGTCCAATACGCCAAGGTGATGCATCGCACACTGGCGTTATTCCTTTTTATAAGATGTTCCAGTCAGCAGTTAAGTCATGTAGCCAAGGCGGTGTACGTGGCGGAGCAGCAACCTTGCATTATCCAATTTGGCATTTAGAAGTAGAAGATTTATTAGTATTAAAAAATAACAAAGGTACAGAAGATAACAGAGTACGCCATTTAGATTACAGTGTACAATTCAATAAACTTATGTACGAACGTTTGCTTACAGGTGGAAACATTACACTATTCTCGCCTGCAGATGTACCTGGATTATACGACGCATTTTTTAATGACCAAGATGAATTTAGACGTCTTTATGAAACAGCAGAACGTAATACAAAACTTCGCAAACAAGTAATTCCAGCAAGTGATTTGTTTAGTACATTTATGGAAGAACGTAAAAATACAGGTCGTGTATATTTACAAAATGTAGACCATGCTAATACGCATAGTAGCTTTGATGAGAAGTTAGCACCAATACACATGAGCAATTTGTGTCAGGAAATTACATTGCCAACTAAGCCGTTGAACGATTTAAATGATCCAAATGGTGAAATTAGTTTATGTACATTAGCCGCTATCAATTGGGGTAATATTAAAACAGTTGCAGAATTTGAGCGTGTATGTCGTTTAGCAGTACGTGCTTTAGACGAGTTATTGGACTATCAAAAATATCCAGTACTAGCGGCAGAATTGTCTACAATGAAACGCCGTCCGCTTGGTATTGGAATTATTAATTTTGCATACTGGTTGGCTAAAAACGATACAAATTATCAGAACCCAAATTTAGAGTTAATTGATGAATGGACAGAAGCTTGGAGTTATTATTTAATCAAAGCAAGTGCAGATTTAGCTATTGAAAAAGGTAATATTGAAGGAATTGGTGAAACAAAATATGGACAAGGTATTACACCAAACCAAACATACAAAAAAGAATTAGACGAACTTATCCCACACGTTGAGCGTATGCCATGGGATGAGCTACGTAAGCAGTTGAAAGAAACTGGCATCCGTAATAGTACACTAATGGCTCTTATGCCAGCAGAAACATCAGCACAGATTTCTAACTCTACAAACGGTATTGAGCCTCCACGCTCACTAGTGTCAGTTAAGCAATCTAAGCATGGTGTTCTAAAGCAAGTTGTGCCTGAGTACAGACGTTTGCAAAACAAATATGACCTACTATGGGATCAACGTAGTCCAGAAGGTTATTTAAAAATCATGGCAGTGTTACAGAAGTACATTGACCAAGCAATTAGTGTTAACACAAGTTACAATCCAGAATTTTATGAAGATGAGAAAATTCCAATGTCAACTATGTTACAGCATTTGCTTATGTTCTACAAATATGGCGGTAAACAATTATATTACTTTAACACATTTGACGGACAAGGCGAAATGGACTTTAGTGTCAAAGATGGTGAACTGGCGGCAGGCGCACTTGACGATGACGATTGTGAAAGTTGCAAAATTTAAAAAACAGCTCGACAGACATAGTTGGGTAGTGTACTATGATTACATAGTGAAAAACTTATAGGGGCCGAAATAATGGCAGTTTTGAATACAGAGAATAAAAAGCATCATACAGACCAGCTGGCATTTTTAGATGAAGGCCTAGGAATGCAACGCTATGATGTGATGAAATATAAACAATTTGATAAACTAACTGAAAAGCAGTTGGGCTTCTTCTGGCAACCACAAGAAGTAGACGTAAGCAAAGATAGCAAGGACTTTAAAGACCTAACTGATCATGAACGTCATATTTTTACAAGTAATCTGAAGCGTCAGATTCTTTTGGATAGTGTACAAGGACGTAGTCCTAACCTGGCACTACTTCCTATTGTAACATTGCCAGAATTGGAAACTTGGATTGAAACTTGGGCATTTAGTGAAACAATTCACTCACGCTCATATACACATATTATTCGTAATGTATACTCAGACCCTAGTGTAGTATTTGATACAATGATGGATAATCCACGCATTACAGAATGTGCAGATGATATTTCAAAGTATTACGATGACTTAATTGAATATACGCAATGGTACCAGCTTTTGGGCGAAGGTACACATACAGTTAATGGCAAGAAAATTGTAGTTGACAAGTATGAACTAAAGAAATTGATCTGGATGTGCATTAACAGTGTTAATGTACTAGAAGGCATTCGTTTTTATGTAAGTTTTGCATGCTCTTGGGCATTTGCAGAATTAAAGAAGATGGAAGGCAATGCTAAGATTATTAAGTTTATTGCTCGTGACGAAAATGTACATTTAGGTTCAACACAATACTTGCTATCAAAAGTATTAAAGCAAGAAGACCCAGACTTTGCTAAGATTGCAAAAGAGTGCGAACCAGCAATTATACAAATGTTTGTTGATGCAGTTGAGCAAGAAAAAGAATGGGCTGAATACTTATTTAAAGATGGTTCGATGATTGGTCTAAACACTGAACTACTTAATCAATATATCGAGTGGATTGCGTGTAAACGTATGACAGCTCTAGGACTTAAATGTCCATACACAACACCACAAGCGAATCCACTGCCGTGGACTCAAAAGTGGATCTCAGGTGCAGAGGTACAAGTTGCACCACAAGAGACTGAGATCAGCTCTTACGTTATCGGTGGCGTTAAAAAAGACGTTAGCGAAGATACATTTAAAGGATTTAGTTTATGATTGAAATTTGGGGTAAACCTGCTTGTCCACATTGCGACCAAGCAAAAACAATCTGTGAGAAACGAAAACTTGATTATGTCTACAAACAACTAGATGTAGATTTCAATAGGGAAGAAATATTTGAAAACTTTCCTGGTGCAAGAACGTTTCCTCAGATTAAATTAAACGGAAAAATTATTGGTGGTAAGGATCAGTTGATCACTTATCTTGAAGAAACAGGCTATAACGGAACAGGACATGCACTATGATTATTGAAGCACCTTACACAGTGGGAGATGTAGTTAGTATTAAAATTACATCAGGAGAAGAAATGGTTGGGCGTTTAGATTCAGAAGACGGATCTGCATGCACAGTTAGCAAACCACTAATGTTGATGGCAACAGAAAACGGCGTGGGCTTTGCTCCATTCATGTTTACTGTTAATCCATCAGGTAAAATAAAAATTAAAAACACAGGTATTATTTGTATTACAAAAACTGCTAAAGATGCAGCAGATATGTATACCCAAAATACTAGTGGACTGGTGGCGGTAGCTTAACATGGCATGCGTATCTATTGATTTAAATTCTGGATTTGGTAATGCACTTGGTAGTTTACAAAATACATCAAGTGCATTGATGGCGTTGTCAAGTGACTCATGTAGTATCCTTGGAGCAATCCCAGGATTAGACGCTATTGAAGCTGGCATTCAAGATGTATTTGCAGCAGTAGCAGGTATTACATCAGCAATTAACGATGCTCTTGGAAGAATTATGTCATCTATCAATAATATTATTGCCACCGCTGTCGCAGCAGTACAAAATATTATTAATAATTTGTTGAATGTATTCAACAGCGTAGTTGATGCTATTAGCGGGGTTGTATCACAAGTAACAGGTATGATTGATAACTTTATTAATGTTGCGGCGGCACAAGCTAATTTGTCCGGCATACTAAGTTGTATTGGCGTAATTGGCAAATTATCTGGCATGCCAGCTGGAGTAAGTAGTGAAATTGACAATCTATCTGCCAAACTTGCAAGCGGTACCGCCGTAAGTGATATTGTAGCAGATGGCATTGCCGATATTAAAAATGCAGCAGTCGACAGTGCAACTAGTGGATTAAACGATATTATGGGCAATCTGACTGACCCTATTACCAGTAAATTAGACTCAATTGATCTTGGTATCGCTAGTATTGAGTTATTCCAATGTTAAGGTATTCTGATGCCTAGAGGGGTAGCACGCCTAAACGATAATACTATTGGTACTTGTTATCACCCTAGCCATTTAACGCCCATTACTGTTAGTGGTAAGATTATTACAGCCAGCGGCACGTATATCGTAAATAACCGCGGTGCCGCTAGATTAAATGATCTTGTTTTAACAAGTTGTGGCCATCACGATTTTATTAATAGCGCAAGCAGCACTTGTATTGCTGACCCACGCCCTGTGGCCAGACTAAATGACACTGTAGGTAAAAACGGCATCTATGTAGCAAAGATTATCACTGCCAGTGGCGATGTTATTGCAGATAATTAAAAAAAAGTAAAAAAAGTTTACAAAAGTAATACTTTTTACTTGACATTCCCCGTTTTGGTTGTTAGTATAGTAGAGTAAATACAAACAATTAACAACGGTGAGAATAACAAATGAGAGCTAAATCAGGACCAGATGGCGTAAAGCGTATCAATGCCAAGGTTGAAATCCCCATGTCACATTCAGATGTAAGCGACTTTGTACTAAGTGCGGTTTATCACGGCACTTCAGTTGATGATGTACAAATGCTCAACAAGCGTGAGTTATTGCGTGTAGCAAAAGATCAAATATTCACACATGGCGCAGTAAAACCAAGGGCGCTAGCTAACGAAGTCAATAACGACACAGACGTAATTATTCGTAACTATGTAAAGCGAATGTTTCCAGAACTTGTTTGAGGAATAAAACTATGAAAAACGTATTATACACTATTGCATTAATTTTGACGGCATCAACAGTATCAGCACATGAAATTGGTACAGACCATTTACATGTTGGAGATACACAATCTGACGTAAATGTAACAATTGAGACTGACGTTCATGTACACACTCATCGTACAGGGCGTGTTGTAAATTCTCGACCAGTACATAGGCATGGACACCACCATTGTCGTATAGTACGTGATTATGTTCCAAACCATGGATTTACAAGTGTACGCAAATGCGACAAGCCTCGGCATCATCGCACACACTGGGTACTAACAATTGTATCAGATGGCATTTATTATGAAGTGACATCAAGAAACAAAGTACGAATTGGCGCTTCATACCGCCTTTCAAATTAAGGATAATCTGATGTTAAAATATTTAATTCCAGCATTGGTATTTGCCACTAGTATAAATGCAGCTGCTCCTGAGCAATCCCTCAAGCCTAAATTACGTCCAGCTAACTTGGTAAATGTGAATACTAATCGTAGTAAGCTTATTGATTATTCAGTACAATATAAGTTTGAATATGATAAGTTTGAATTTATTGAAAATCCATCTGAATATAAACGTATCGCAACCACACACTGGGAAGACTTCAATAGATTTATGCGCCCACGGGTACTTGAATATTCTATGAAGTGCCTAACCATGTTGAAACAAGACCAAGCAATGTTTAACTGGCAAGGAGATAAAGATCAAACAGTAGCGAATAAGGTGCAACGATGTAGTGGTGCAATATCATTTGCTATGGCATACTTTTACGCTCATGATGAAAAGCATCAATTTGTAACAGAGTTTTTTAATGAAGCACTTCCAATGTGGATTGAAAAGGAAGCATTTGTACTTAAAGATGTACGTGATGAGTTTGGTTTCCAATTAGATATACCAAACGATAATATACGCTATAATATTTTTCACTCATACTATGTATTTGGGGAATGGGCAGGTGTTCGATCCAAAGAACTAGATAACAAAATGCTAGCCTATTGGGAGAAAACTGAAAAGTATAATACTTCCAGTGTTTGGGCACGAGACGTTGATAAATGCGTTATTATGAACGACGAAAATCCACAACACCCTAATTTTAGTAGCGTGTACAAACGTGGCACAAAAGATGGTAGCCATGGGTTATGTGATAATGGTGCAGCACGTTATGCTTATCATTTAGCACTAACAGGCCTGTACTATAAAAATAGTGACTATATTAACGAAGCCATATGGGTCGCTACAAACATTGCTGGCGGCGCATCACAAAACGGTTCAACAGTTGACTCAGTACGTGGCGGTCAAGCACCTGTGTATATGATTAAAACAGCAGACTACTTAGATCGTGTAGCAGTTGAATTGGACTATTATTTAGGTTTGAACATTAGAGATAACGCACACCCAAAAACTAATGTCACAATACAAACGGTAATTGAGCGTGGACTTGAAGTATGGCTAAACCCTGAAATCAATTATGATTATGCGAGATTGAACGAAATGTGGCGTAAAGCAGAAGATGTGCAAGGACAAGAACTAGATGGCGGACAGCCTGTGGTAGTTATGCAAGCTAAACATGTACAACAGATGATTGGCGACTGGGCCTGGAATAATCCAGAACTTGATTCACATCGCGATAAAGAATGGGCATTCCAAATGGGAGTACGCAGACAAGCACTAAAAGAATCACGTGAACTACTAAATTAAAACTTGACTTTTAAGCGTGTTTAATGTAGTATAATGGAATAGAAGATAAATAATATTAGCAGTTAATGAAAGTTAACTTCGCTCCTATAGCTCAGTTGGTAGAGCAACTGATTTGTAATCAGTAGGTCCGCGGTTCAAGTCCGTGTGGGAGCACCATATAACAACACCTTCCAGGCTTAACATAGTTAGCTCAATACCGGAAGGTTACTTATGACCCAAGGTCACTGTACTGGTCTTGTCACCTGTATACACCTGGGTCTTCCTAACAATGCGCCTGTGGTGAAATTGGTAGACACGCTAGATTTAGGTTCTAGTGCTTTACGGCGTGGGGGTTCAAGTCCCTCCAGGCGCACCAAATGTTTAATAGTACACGGACGAAATGAAGGACGTTTATGATAAATAAAAAGGAATACTAATTGGGGCATTAGCTCAGCTGGGAGAGCACCTGCTTTGCAAGCAGGGGGTCAACGGTTCGATCCCGTTATGCTCCACCAATTATTATAAACCCTTGGTACATTGTATCAAGGGTTTTCCTTTGCTTTTCAGATAAATATATATGTTATATAACCAAAGGAGGTACAACTAATGTACACACTAAAATCAAAAATGTCTTCACTTCTATCTGCAGAACAGACTTGGGAAGACACATCAGCATGGGAAGCAGCTCACAGCATTTCATGTGACGCAATTGTTGCAGAAGTACCAGGACTAACAAGTGTAGTTCTAGAACTTCAAGCAGATAAACGTTCAGTAATTCGTACACTAACATATGATGATGTTGATGCACGTAATTCACATTTCTTTAATGATGACATGCCAACGCTACGTAAGCCTGGTCTGTTTGCAGTAGAATTTATTGAAGAATCAGAAGAGACACCGCCAAAGCCAGAAGGTTGGTTCGAAAATTAATAAAAATTGAAAGCCCAGTGCTTTTCACGACACCACCAACAGTCCTCACAAGGACGTGGTGGTGTTTCACTTTCACAGCTTATAGTTAAAGCTGCCAAGTCCATAATATCATATTGCTGATATAGTTCAGCTACTTTTTTCTTAGTATGATTTACAAATGGCTGATAATGATATACAACCTTTCCATTTATTACCATACTTTTTGTTTTTTCCTCGCCTGGGGTATCACGAGTAAAATCTCTGTCGTCAGTTAACAAATTTTTAACATCTTGTGGGTTAGCAGTCATGCCACTAAACAATCCATCTATATTATATTTTTCTACTAATGCACGAGTAATGTTACCACGTCTTGTTCTTGCATCAGCTCTGTCTTCATAACGAGTAATTTTGTGTTCTATAATTCTGTTGGGAAATAAATCTTCAAACTTTTCTCTAATACCATTAACATATTCTAAGTTATAATAGTTGAGGTGTTTGTGAGTTGCAGTACTAAGTACTACCTTGCTATTGGGCAATTCTTTAAGAATCATGTAGGTTAATAGAAAACTATCCAACCCACCACTTAATGTACTTAGGTACACTTTATGGTCTGGAACGCACGAAACGCCTAGAAACGTTTCCATAGTGATTTCCTACTGTTTTCGCCCATAGAAATAAGGGCTTTGGAAACACTGATTCCATTAAATTCATTTTTGCAATGGTCATTGCCATATACCGCTAAATCTGGATTATACGTATTTAAAGTGTTCACGAAGAGCCTGGAATTTTCAAAGCTCTGATCACTAGTTTTCATAATGTTAGCAGGCAATCTTTTTAACGCACCATTCCACCAAAAAGCACCATTGCCGTTAAGTTTAAGCTTTTTGAGAGTTTTGTTCAATAAGTCGTTATCGCTAAAGTTAACATGATTAAATGTATGCTTGCATTGCTGGTATTTTTGCCAATGCTCAATCCATCCTTCATCACCAAAAGTTTCAATAACATGATCCCAACACCTACGTGCTGCTTTGTGATGACTATGAAGTCTATTTTTTCCATTATACAATTCAAGCATTGGAAACTTTTCATAAATGTGATCCATCCAAGCATAGTAATCATGCCCGTCCCAATTCTTAATTGTATACTCTCTAACATACAAGCTCATAGGACTGACATCCATATGATGTATGCGAGTTTTCTTGTCAAATGTACTAAGGTTTAAAACGTAGTTGATATAAAATCCACTACTTACAGTCATTGCAAAATCTAAATGATCGTGTAGCTTTTCTGGTTTTGGTATTTCATTATGAATAATGTAACTAATATTACTGTTATGTGTTAATGTTGCCATTACTCCACTATGTGTAAGTGCAAACGTATCGTCATTAGTTGCATCAATAAATGGATAATGTCTGTCTAATTGAATTTTTGCTTCGCCAGTTTTTCCTGGTTTGACAACTGCAATATTTTCATTGTCAAAGCTAATAAGTCCAGCGTCACATTCTTCAACTTGTTTTCGTACACTACTTTCCCAATAGCTATATTCAAATACGATACCAGGATTTAAGATAATAAGATATTCATAATTTTCCATTGGTATTTTTCGATAGTCATCAGTTTCATAAAATGAGTAATCACTATCTCCCACACGGTCAGCCATACAATAATCAAAATTTAACTGAGTGTAATTTTTAGCTACATCGTATTTCCAGCTATGTTGTCTTTGTGGATCTATTAATAATACAACTGCCTTCATAGGAATTTTCCATCTATATCTTGGAAGTTGTAATATGCAAGACTAGTGTCGTATGTCATATCTCGCTCTGGTTGTTTCTTATTTGTCATATAACCCTCAATACTTCTTATATTTTTAAATTCTTTGCTACCTGGTACTAGCGGATCAATATCCCAATATTCTGCCCAGTGTCTCTGAGTAGCAATATGTATATTCAATTGCTTTTTAAATATCCAGCTTCTAGCATCTTTAACTTCGTCTTCAATTTTATCACGCATAGTTGGTTCATCAATGTAGTGATCAGCGTATGTTGGATATGTAATATTAAATCCACCTGCACCAAACCATCCTTTATAACAACTTTCTACTGGACGGAAAACAATCATAATTTTACTCTTGGGAAAGTTTTCAGCAATCCAATCCAAGTTGTTACTAATAACATGGCTCTTTACAATACGATATTCATCTGGACGTTCTTCAGTCCATGCACTAGTTATTTCTTGCAAAACTTCTTCACGTGATAACGTATGCATCTGATGCCAGTTATGACCTAACTCCATTCCAGGACCAAAGTATGTGCCTAAATGTTGTTGACTGTTAAACTTAGTTGGATGTGTATACACACGATCTTCTGTTCTGTCTGAGGTATTAACTTTAATCTTGGGGCTTAGGCTAAGTGCATTACTCACAGCACTCCACTTGCTACCTGGAGCACCAGTAAAAAATATAATCTTACTTTCATCAATCACGTAAAAATTCCTTTATTGCTTTGTAGTCTTTTTTACCAACTGTTAGAATGTTATTGTGGTTGGTATATGTTCTTCTTTGTTGTATGCGTTCGTCAATCATGTTAACAACATACTGTTGATAATTCATTGCATATGTTGGATGGTACGAATCATCAAATGTATCATAACACCATAGATCTCTAACTGTAAATCCTTTTCCAAAATCTGCAGCTACACTAGCAAGTTTTTTACCATATGAAGTATTTTCTCCATCTAACCATGTGCATTTTAAGTATGCTGGAAACAAACTAGTGGTTTCCATATATCTAACAGCAACTTGCAATGGATCGTCAATTATATTTAGCACCCTTGCATTAGGAAATCTTTCAGTTATTTCATGCGGCATTGCATGTGTACAATACACCAGGTGTTGTGTTTTTAATATCTCATGCCCGCCCATGCGTTCAAATTGTGGATTAAAATATTGTGTATAATATTCGTCAGCGTCTGGTATAAAATCTTTTACATAGTCATGAGTTGGTGGTAACATTCCCTTAGGTACAAGTCTATCAAAATGCCAACGACTTACTTTACGTTGCATAATTGATGTTTCTGTAAAATGCACATTCCAAGGATTAATGCCATTGTTGATATTACTATACCAATATACGTTAGGCATTGCGGCTAACAGTCTGCCTAATTTGTGACCACCGCCACCATTTTCAAAACTTACAAATATAATATTATGCATTATTTCTTCCCATGTAATAGAAGTGGCCAGCACTATTTAATTTTACACGATCTCCAGTAAGAGCCCAACCGTCGTGTACACATATGTCTCCTTTGACATATAATTGATCGTCTACAATTTTTGTATCGCAATATGTATTAATACCCATAATACTATGGCCTTTTAAATTCCATTCTTGATAGTAACATACATCATCCATATTACGAAACTTAACATTAATAGCACATGGGCCACATTCAGTCATTCCCCAGTTTGCCATAAACGTAGCACCACGGATAACAAATGCTTCAATAATATCCCATGTTACAGGATCACTACCACATGTTACCCATACATTGGATAAATCTAATGTTCGAAACCCTTTTGTTCCCATAATAGCCTTTGCATGACTTGGAGTAATATGCGTATGTGTATAGTTTCCAACTTCTTTAACAAACCTATATGCATTGAAATCTTCAATAACAACATCAGCACCAATACTCAGTGCTGGTAATGTCTGTGCTAAAAGTCCGCCAGCATGCTTAGTTTTACATACTGTATAAACACGACTACTTGATGTTAACTGTTGACAATCAACAGCAATTTTATTCGCTGCGGTTAGTTTTGTTGGACTTTGATATATAGCTTTGGAAGGGCCAGTTGTTCCTGATGTCTGTAGTGTTGTCCCCTGACTGATTATTGCCAGAAGATCTGCTTGGTTGTTCATTTAATTCTTTCCTAAGATCTTCCCATATTGGATGTTGTGGTAAAAATTTATATAATCCACGAGTTTGATTGACTACTATTTCTAATAACTTAAAGTTGAATAAGAATGGCAAAAATGCATGTATAACACTTGCGCCTGCCATTAACAATTGTTTTACCGCCTCACGTAAACTGATACGCATATGTATAAAATAGTTAACAATTCCACTTTTAGGATTGCCACCATTTAACCGTTCAGCAACTCTCAGGTGATTCCAGTTGAACCATCCTGCTAATTTAATTTTCATATTGCTTCTCCGTCTCTAGTCTCATAATACTTTGGTATGTTTAGTTTCCATACAGCCTGGGGAACATTATATAATTCTTCTTCACCAATGTAATCAAACACACCTAGTTTACTTAAAATATCAACACTACGATGCGCTCTATTCATACGCCCACTACGATCTAATGTATCATATGGACTTGTGGTTACATAAACTGGATGTGGGCTATTTCTATTAGCCCATTGTACTTGCAAATCAAGATGATCGTTATGTACATAGTTCTGCTTCTGATATTTATTCATTCCTTTGAACTGTCTTATTTCAGTTTGAGCACCGCGAAATAATCCACGATATCCATCTTTAAATGGATGTACGCCACTTAATGCTACCATGCGATCCTGATTAAATGTAGCAACCCACATGCCGCCAGTATCAATGCACCAATCAAATTTTAATGCCTTGAGGTTACAATTATTGTTAAATCCACGGTTATCACATTCACGCATGAATAGTTCAAGACTGCGTGAGTTTGTCAGAATTCTTTTAGTTGTTATCATAAGCATATTATAACATTTATTAGCGGTAAGTCAAACTAAAATTAATTTAAAAAAAGTAAATTTAGTTGTTGACAACCGGTATAGTATACGCTATATTGAGTAAGTAATAACAACGCATCAATGGAGTATGCAAAAATGACAAAGACTAGCTTCGCAGAGTTTGTGGATCAAATGAACGATAAAAATGTGGTAGAACTATTCAATAGCATGGGTATTGAAGTTAAGCTTGATAGTGAGCGTCCTTTAGCGTTTGAAGATGTGGAGCAATATATCATCGATCATGAATTTGACGATGAGGATGGTATCCTTATTGATGAATGATAAATAAACATGTAGTTTAATTATGTTGTTTTCCAACGTAGCTCAGTGGTAGAGCAGTTGACTGTTAATCAATTGGTCGTAGGTTCGACCCCTACCGTTGGAGCCAACATAATAAGATTTAGGGTGATTAGCTCAGTTGGTAGAGCGCCTCCTTTACACGGAGGATGTCAGGAGTTCGAGTCTCTTATCACCCACCAAAGTGACTTAGAGATATAGCTCAGTTGGTTAGAGCATTCGCCTGATAAGCGAAAGGTCGGTGGTTCGAGTCCACCTATCTCTACCATAATAAATAACAATGTGCGGTTGTAGCTCAGTTGGTTAGAGTATCGGCCTGTCACGCCGAGGGTCGCGAGTTCGAGTCTCGTCAACCGCGCCATAAAAATTAAAATGCGGTCCCTTCGTCTATCGGTTAGGACGCCAGGTTTTCAACCTGGAAAGAGGGGTTCAATTCCCCTAGGGACTGCCACTTAATTTGGGTTACCCACCAATAAGTTTATCGTAGCCATTACACGCTAAATCGTGCTTCGATTCATTAAAATCATCCAAAACAATCATATGTAAACGATCCTGATCTGTGTCATTGTATACACAATGCAATCTTGCGACATCCATAAAGCGAATATCTCCAACTTCCCAAGGAACCGTTCCTGCTTTTTCTTGCGCAAATAAACAATTGCTAGGATTTGTTAATGCTATATTATATGACATTAACCGCCAAATGCCTTTTCCAGTATCGCTATGTATGCCAATCCAACCTCCAGGACGTAATAACATAAATCTTATACGATTTAATCTATCTGAAGATGGCCAAACATCTTTAAACCATTCTGTTGTCCGTGGGCAAAATTCAGCAAGCTCTGTCCAACTATGTCTCTGTTCTACACCAGGATAATATCTGGGATTGTCAGTATACATAGATCCAGAACCAGGTTCGCCTTGTGCATGTAGCGCCATACTAAACCAATTTGGATGTCCATCATGGCGATGTTTTATAAAATATTCACTAGCATTATATGCCTCATCAACCATGTCTTGAACTGGTAAGTTAGGAAGATCAAACTTTAAAGTTGGTGCACCTGATTTATCACTAATCCAATTGGCATATTGATCCCTTATATCTTCATCGTCTTGCCAGTTATCAAATTTTGTAGGCTTGGGTTGTATAAACTCATAATGCTTGTACTGTTGTGATTCATTTATAAAATATTTGATGGTTTCTATATCGTTGATATTGTTATCATTATATTCCATACAGATATTTATCATGGATAAATAAAACTGTTGACAAGTACGTTAACAAGTGTTATATTAAATTATATTGGAACGTAGCATAATGGTAATGCACCGCTTTTTGGTAGCGTAGAGTATAGGTTCGAGTCCTATCGTTCCAGCCATAAACACCATGCGGGTGTAGCTCAGTGGTAGAGCATCTCGTTGCCAACGAGAATGTCGAGAGTTCGAATCTCTTCACCCGCTCCAAATTTTAAACTGCCTGGAGAGGTGGTAGAGTGGTCGATTACGTTGGTCTTGAAAACCAATGAACAGCAATGTTCCCAGGGTTCGAATCCCTGTCTCTCCGCCAGTTTAATTATATAACAAGATGGAAAAAAATATGCGAGATATAATGATTACAGCAGCCAAAGCGCATGCTGAAGGCCAAATGGCACTACACAAAGCAAACATTGAAGTATACCTTACTAACCCTGCTGGTATTGGCGAGCATCCTGATGTAATGGAAGCATTACAATCTGAACTAGACAAAATGGCTGCCGCACATGACCGTCTAGAAATGATCAAGTTGATTGACTAATGGGAATTAAATCAGGAAAGATTTGGGGCAATACTGAACTAATCCATGCCAATGGTGCTCTTGAGTTTCACCGCATTGAGTTTAATAAAGGATTCAAATGTAGTGAACATGAACATCAATTTAAATGGAACGGTTTTTATGTTGAAAGCGGCCGCATGCTCATTAGAGTGTGGCAAGATGATCAAGGACTGGTTGATGAGACTATTCTTGAAACTGGAGACTTTACACAAGTAAAGCCTGGCAAAATTCATCAATTTGAAGGTTTAGAAGATGGCGTAGCATTTGAACTATACTGGGCCGAATTTAATCACGATGATATTGTCAGACGAACTAGTGGCACTAAAATTAAAAAATGAATTTCAACCGTGTAGTAGAATTTGGTATTACAAATCACTGCCAAGCTAAGTGTCCAGCCTGTGCTAGAACAGGACTGGACTTTACTCTTGAGCATATGAACGTAAAAACATTCGAAAAAGCTATACAACACCAACCATTACAAGATACATTAATAAGGCTTTGTGGTGAGATTGGCGATGCAATGATGCACCCTGACATAGAACAGTTTGTAGAGATAGCACTTGCCAGAACTAAAAAAGTAACTATCAGCACAAACGGCGGATTGCGTAATCCTGAGTGGTATACTTATATGGGCCAAAAGTTTGGCGATCGTTTAGCTATTATTTTTGGTATAGATGGTACTGATTCTGAAACTAACAACATGTATCGAATAGGTGTAGACTACGAACGTGCAATGGATAATATGAAAGCATACGCAGATAGTCCAGGAAAAGCAGTATGGCAATTTATTGTGTTTGTACATAATATGCATCAGCTATCTGAAAGTAAATTGATGGCTACACAGATAGGCGCCAAGCATTTGTTTTTAATTAATAGAGACAAATTTAACGGATTATCTGACAAGCAAGAACAACGAGTGTTAGAACAATATGAAGCAGACAAGCCTTTGTGGAGACTAAAATGATAGAATGTGAAGTATTAGATTATGATAAGAAAGCGTTTAATGTAAGCAATCATTATGATGTTGATCAAAATGCACGAGTTTGGCCATGTTGTATTTTTGTATCTGCATGGTTTAAATATAGTCAAGGATTGCCCGTACAAGAAGAAGAATCACTTGCAAATGATCCTATATTGCAAGAGCTACTACAGCAAGATCCAGACTGGAATAGTCTGGAAAAACATTCATTTGAAGATATAATTAAAAACGATTTCTTTACACAGTATATAAACCAAACTGGTTGGAACAGTGACAGCCCACCTCCGTTGTGCAAAGCTTTTTGTGACAAATAAATAGATATAACAGCGGAGAATACATTGGCTATTAACAAAGAAAAAGTAATTAGCGTAGAGCATTACACACCAGAACTATTTCATTTTACAGTATCAAGAGACCCAGGGTTACGTTTTCGTGATGGGGAATTTGTTATGATGGGTATTACTAATCCTGATACAGGTAAACCATTGATGCGAGCATATAGTATTGCAAGTCCAAATCATCAGGACACAATGGAATTTTATTCGATTAAAGTACAAGATGGTCCACTAACAAGTAAATTGCAACACATTGTAGAAGGCGACGAAGTATTAGTTAACACAAAATCAGTTGGTACATTGGTACTAGATAATTTACGTGACGGACGCAATCTTTATTTCCTAGCAACAGGTACAGGTGTTGCTCCATTTATTGGATTAACTCGTGGTATTGAAACATATGAAAATTTTGATAATGTAGTTTTAGCCTGGGGAGCAAGAACCGCAAGTGAACTTCCGTTTGCTGACTTTTTTGAGAACCTTAATGAACATGAAATTTATGGTGAATTAACAGAAGGCAAGTTTAAATTTTATCCTACAGTAACCCGCGAGCCTTATCGCAATCAAGGACGTATTACAACAGCATTATTCGAAGGACGCATAAGTGAGCAGTTGGGCCTAGATAAACTTGATCCAGAACATGATCGTATTATGATCTGCGGAAGTATCCCATTTAATAGTGACTTACAACAGTGGCTAGATGCAAATGGCTTCACTGAAGGAAGTGCAAACTGCAAAGGCGAATATGTGGTAGAGCGAGCTTTTGTAAGCTAATGGCAATTTATGATCGCATATCACACGTTGAGTTTGAACTAAACACGATATGTCAAAGTTATTGTCCAATTTGTATCAGGTACACTGCGGTAGGCGTAGTTAATGCTGAAACTGGTAAAAAAGAAGATCAGTTATTCTTAAATCCCAATGCTAGATTAAATGAAGTACTAGATTTCGAATTAATTGAAAAAATATTTAGCGATCCATTGATAGCAGACCGTGTTAGGGTAGACATGATTGGTACTGCTGGTGAACCAGTAGCACACCCACGTTTCTTAGAAATTGTAAAAAAGATAATTGAATTAAAGCCCAACGCTAATTTTAATATACATACCAATGGCGGCGTTAGAAACGAAAAGTTCTTTACTGCATTAGGAGAAATACTACCTAGTGGTAGTAGAGTATGCTTTAGTTTAGATGGTCTAGAAGATACAAATCATATATACAGAATTAACGTTGATTGGAACAAATGCATCAAAAACTTAAAGGCATTTATTGCTACAGGCGCCCGTGCTACATGGCAAATGGTATTGTTTGATTGGAATAAACACCAATTGGATGATGTAAGAAACTATGCTATTGAGCTTGGTTGTGATGAATTTGAAACAAGAGAAAATGTAGATGCTGAAGGTATTCAAAAAGCATTAGATGCAGCTACAACAAAAATTAATAATATCCCTGCGCCATCAAAGACAACTAACAAACCATATCCAACTGCTCCAATAGTTGACATAATTGATGATCAATGCTTTAGTAAGCGTAACATATTTGTTAGTAGCAATGGCAAGGTATACCCATGTTGTATGTTTCCTGCAGCTAGCTTTGATAAAGTGTTCAAGAAGTTTTTTCATGAAGCTATGGAAATAGATACATATGGAGATGAATGGAACGATCTAAAGAATCATACTGTAACTGAGATTATGGAACATCAATGGTGGATAGATCTAAAGAAACAAATTAACATGGAAATAGATCCTTGTTTTATTTGTAAGCATGAATGTGGATCTAGTGATGAATGGAATGCTCATGCAGATATCAACGAAAAATCATATCAACTCAAGTAATAAATATTATTGTTACTAACAGGAGTACATAATGCAAGAAGATAGTAAGCCAGGGCTAATCGTTGACTTAACAGAAATATTTTCACACAAAGAAAAAAAAGAAAAAGAACTACAATATTATCAAGCTGAATTAGAAAAACTAATACTCAGAATGACAATGGTACAACAAGAAATCAAATTAACTGAAACTATACTTATCATGATTAAGCAAGAATCAGTAGTTGATCTTAAAAAAATGATGGCAGAAAAATATGACCCAAATAATCCCTTTCAGTGATAAGATAAAATTATACGTTTTTAAAGACGAACAAACAGCACAATTAAGTTTTAAAATAAACGACTATTGCGTGATTAAGTACAGACTTACTATTAATGAAATGACACAAGTAGTTGAAAACTGGCGTGATCCAGGCGTAAGTGGATTGGAAACTGAAGACTGTGGCAGAATATGGTGGGAATATAGAGATTGTGGCCCACGCCCTGAATGTGTACCTGCATCGTTTGTTGCAGTAAGTTTGCGTGGTTTTGAATGGAGACTTACTGTTGATGAGATGGAAGATTTGTGTAAAGTGTTTTATGAACAGTTAAATGGGCAAAATCATTGGGATTGAACTAAATACATATATGAACAACACACGCAAGATAATAATCAAGGTATTAAACAAACCAACTGAGCTACTATTAGTCAGTCTAGTAATAGCTATGCTAACATTTACTGGTAATCTTTTCTATACATACATATTCCTACAACGTGCTCAACCACTGGAAAATTTTAGCGGTTATATTGTAACACCAATCGTATTAGATACTGACACTACAATTAGAACAGGCGGTACTTTTGACAGGCGTGTTTATTGTGATTTGACTAGCTTCATAGTATACCTAACAAACACATCAACTGGTGATATAACAGCTATTACACGACAACATATGGTAGAGATGCCAGTAACATTTGCAAAACCTAGAAAAGATATGCCAATTACATTTACTGCCAGAATTCCCAATAACTTATATGCTGGTACATGGAGCCCAGAATTTGTAGGTACTTATACATGTATGAAGGGTATATTTACTTCACGTAAAACCCAACGCATTTTAACTAACTCGGTTATTGTTTTAGACAGCCCAAAATAGTTGTTGACTAACCAACCTAGTTAATATATACTGAATTTAACAAACAATAGAAGGAGCAATATATGCTTTACACAAAGTCTGAGCTCAAAGATATGCAAGCTAATGATCAGTGGCCTATTCATGAACATGATAGTCTAGCTGATAAATTTGCAGATCGTTGGCAACAATCAGAAGCCCTTATGGCACAAGTTAATGAAGAGTTTTTTAACGACTTTAATAATTCCTTTACTGATGATCCAAGCCGTAGTGAAAAGTGGGAAGATAGCGATATTCCTGAAAAGAGTTATGCGTACAAATATGGCGGACCAGTGTTTAGTTGCGATCTAGACTACATGGTTGGACCACACGATTGGTACAATGATGGAGATGATGTAGAAAAAGAAAATGACTACGTTATGCGCAAAAAGTTATATTTGTATAATTGGAGTAAAGATCGTTATTATGCACAACCCAAGCGTTGTCCAGAATTAGAATATTTCATGGATATGCATCAAGAGTTTGTTCCAGTATTAGAACACTATGCTAAAGAAACATTTAGTGAGTATAATGACAATGTTAGATTTTACTTGTACAAATTAATGGTTATTGAGTATAGCACACCTACTGCAAATGAAGATAACTTCATTGATCATCGTGAACACAATACACTGCGTTTTGGACCAGAGCATTGTGATGAGACAATTGGTGGTTTGCATATAGGAGAAAACTATAGTGAACTAGAAGCACAGTTGCCAACAAGCAAAGGTTGGACCAATATTGAAGAACTAACACAACCAAAAAGCTTGTGGATGTTTGGAGAACACAGCGAACGAACAGGTTGGACACCAACCTATCACAGAATGACACACAACCCTGACCCTTATATTGAGGGTAAGCGTTACAGCATTATTTTTGATTTACAAGCAAGATTTAACGGAGAAGATTAAAATGGCATTAGTACCTATGGTAGTCGAACAAACAGGCCGCGGAGAGCGCAGCTATGATATCTACAGTCGACTATTGAAAGACCGCATTGTTATGCTCAATGGCGAAGTAAACGACATGACTGCAAACTTAGTAGTTGCACAAATGCTGTTCTTAGAGTCAGAGAGTAGTAGCGAAGATATTAACTTTTATATTAATAGCCCTGGAGGCAGTGTAACAGCAGGTTTATCAATTTATGATACAATGCAGTTTATCAATGCCCCAGTATCAACTATTGTCATGGGACAAGCATGTTCAATGGGTTCATTCCTAGCTATGGCAGGCGAACCTGGCAAACGATTTGTACTACCCAACTCACGTACAATGATTCATCGTGTCAGCAGTGGCACTCGCGGAACCAGTGGCAGTGTACACGTACAAGAGTTAGAAATGGAAGACGCAATCCGCAGTTTTGCAGAAAGCAAAAAACTAAATCGTCAACTAACTGAAACATATGTAAGCCACAATACGGCAGGTAAAACATATGATGAAATGTTTGAGACTATGAAGTTTGATACTTTCCTTTCAGCACCAGAAGCAGTTGAGTTTGGTTTAGCAGACAAGGTTATCAACAAGAAATCTTAACACAAGCTACATTATAATTAAAGCAAGCCTGTACTACATCTAGTGCAGGTTTTGCCTTTTTTATTATCTAAGCACATAATGTATGCATGTATTAGCATAAATAGAGTTAAGAAGATCAATAAGATATGAGTCTTGGTATCATTCTGAAGGGATATATTAGGATATGTATACATATAAGTCAAAGTTAGTACGAGTTATAGATGGTGACACAATTGATGCAGAGATTGATCTTGGCTTCGGTATTTTTATCAAACAGCGTATTAAATTATACGGAATTAGCACTCCTGATTCAAAATCAAAAGATACAAATATAAAACATAAGGGTGTTGATGCAAAAGCTCACCTTGTAAAAATCTTACCTAAAGAATTTATGGTTGAAACAATACTAAACAAACGTGGTAAGTTCGGACGTGTTTTAGGCGTTGTATTTTTTATTGATGCCAACGATACTAAGCATACATTAAATGATATTCTAGTACAAGACGGATATGCAGAAGTGTATCTACCAGGAACAAAAGATTAACATATGAAATTATTTGGTATTTGGACAATATTAGTAGCATTAACTATTAGCGTAGTTGCGGCTTATTATAGTATTGTAGGCTTGGTAGCTATATTTGCAGCAAGCGCACTTCCTGTTATTATTATGGGTAGTGCATTGGAAGTTGGTAAAATTACAACAGCTATATATTTGCACCTATTTTGGAAACAAGCTGGATTCATTATTAAAACATATTTAAGTGTAGCATTATTATTGCTTATGTTTATTACAAGTATGGGTATTTTTGGATTCTTATCAAAAGCACACATTGAACAAACAAGTGTTGCCGGTGAAACAACTGCCGTGTTACAACGTGTAACAACAGGTATCGAACGAAATGTAGATATTATTAGCAGAGCTGAAGCAAAAATTTTAAAACTTGAGACTGCAGATGATACAGCAAACAATACATTACAACAACAAATTGATGCACAAGAAGCAAGTAAACTTGTGGTGTTTAATCGTTTACGTACAGACATAGATGGTATCAATGATAAGACATTAGCTAGTGTTGCTCCTTATACATTACAAGTTAAGCAAGCCAATGATACACTAAACCGCTTAACAACACTAAGTGCAATTGATACAAAAGACCGTGATGCAGTTAGGCTATTACAAGCATTTGTAAAAGCAAAACCAGACGGTGCATGGGGTAGTAAAACAGCCTCCGCAGTACAAGAGTTTAAAAGAGTTACAGAAGTAAGTCGCCAATCCGCATTAATAAAGATTGACGAATTGAATAATACTGCCAATGCAAGTATTAAAAGTTTGAGAGAAGTTACTTCAGTAGCAACTCATCAAGCAGATGAACTTATTGGTAGATTAAGAGGTCAACTAGGAACTAAGTCTGATTCAGATGTTGAAGCTGAAGTTGAAGAACAACGTATTAAAATTATCCAAGCAGAAGTACAAATAGACGAACTAACGGGTAAAAAATATGAGATAGAAGCAGAAGCTAGAATGCTAGAAGCTGAAGTAGGACCAGTAAAATATATTGCAGAAATGATTTATGGTGATGCAGCAGGAAGAAACATTTTAGAAGAAGCAGTAAGATGGGTTATTTTGCTATTAGTAGCAGTATTTGATCCATTAGCAGTTGTTCTTGTAATTGCAGGTATTTCAACAGTAGAAGTTGCCAATGCCCGCAAAAAAGTCAAGGCAAAAGTCAATGAACCAACAGAAGAAGACAGTAAAGTGGAAAGCATATCGCAAAGTACACTGGAACACCAAGTTAAAGAAGAGTTTTTTAAGGATGATGGCAAACCAGAAGAATTAACTATTGACATCCCAGTAAAAACAGCGTATAAATATAATAAGGTTGTAGTAAAAGATGGCCTTACACAACGAGAAATAGACGATATGATTCGTGAGCAACTAGAACTAAATCAAACCTCACGTAACATTACAGCCAAAGATAAAGTCAATTCTACGATAAATAAAATGAAAGAAGATGGACACTGGCCTGACTTATCTTCTCAACAAAATATGGCAATTGAGACATTAATCGAAGCAGACCAATCAGGTGAACTTCGTGACTTAATAAATAAAGCGGATGGTAAAACATTCCAAGAAGTGCTAAAGAAACTTTCAAACACCTAATGAGGCAATAATGCAACAAGACAATAGTAGTTACACAGTAACATCTCCAGATATCTTATTGACAGATGATGGAATTAGCATCCTAGTGACCAGTAAGAACCCTGAACTAGTAGATGATATTAAAGCACTTTATGAAAAATACATCGATACAAGTATTGTGGTTAATGTACAAGACAAAAATACATCAGAGAATACCGTAAGTTGGATGTGGTATGTAAGCCGTCCATGCGACATGATGATTATTGATCTTGACACATGTGCCTGGATTGATGTTTGTATTGCTATGACAAAAAAGCAAGACGACAACCATAGTATAGTATTCATTAATCAAAAGAACAAAAAGCGTGATGCAGTACGATTACTTAATGCAACCAGCGAGTACCTAATTTTAAAGAGTATAGATGAATTTGATGTATATTTAAAATCGCAATTGGGATTTAATTCTTGATTGTAGTAGATTCTCTTCATTGTAGTTTTTGTGGAAAAGGCAAAGATGAAGTTGCTAAATTATTAAGCGGCAATGAGAGTGTCTTTATATGTGATGGTTGTGTAGATCTTAGCTACACTATACTAGAAAAAGAACGCAAACAAAAAAATGAAGCAAGCAAAAAAGCAAGACTTCGTAAAACATACAGAACGCTACCACCTAAAGAAATTCATGAATATTTAAACAAGCACATTATCGGACAAGAAAACGTAAAAAAAGGTGTAAGCGTAGCAGTATATAATCATTGTAAACGTATATTTAATAATACAAAAGTACCAGTACAAAAAAGTAATGTATTGTTATTAGGTCCAACTGGTGTAGGCAAGACACTTATTGCACAAACTCTTGCAAGTTGCTTGGACGTTCCATTTGTTATTACAGATGCAACTACATTAACTGAAAGTGGATATGCTGGAGATGATGCTGAAGTTTTAATACACAAGCTATTTCAAAACAGTGATTATGATACTGTTAAATCAGAAATTGGTATTATATATGTTGACGAGATAGACAAAAAAGCCAGGCGTAATGACATGGTAAGTTTAAGTCGCGACGTTAGTGGAGAAGGTGTACAACAAAGTTTACTAAAACTAATGGAAGGTACAATTATTAAGGTACCAAATAAACCAGGTAGTCAGCCTGAAATGGTTGAGATTGATACTACTAACATTTTGTTTGTGGTTGGCGGCGCTTTTGTTGGACTTAAAGACATGGTTACCAGGCGTCTAGGCAAAACTAAAATTGGCTTTGCTGACGATGATACTGCTAACAAGATAGATAATTGGGAACAGTTCTTAGAAACTGATGACCTGATACAGTATGGTTTAATACCAGAATTTCTAGGCAGATTGCCTAGCATAAATAATTTGCATGAGTTAAGTAAAGAAGATTTATTGCGAGTATTAACTGAACCACAAAATAGCATAATAAAACAAATGCAGGCTCTGTTTTTACTTGACAAAATTGATTTAGAGTTTAATATGAAAGCATTACAGGCAATTGTTGATATTGCCGTTGAACAAAACTTAGGCGCAAGAGGACTACGAAAAATTATAGAAAGTTCACTTATTGATATACAATATGAACTACCAGATTTAGCAGCAAAAGGCGTTAAATCTATTATAGTTGGTCCTGAAACAATTATAGATAGGAAAATGCCACATATGATTAAAGGTAGTACGACGTGAGAAACGATCGTTTCAAGCGAACAGATCCAAGAGAGGGACTAATATTCAATAGTGGTATTAAGTCTCCAAAGGTGAGACTAACATCAGCAACTGAAGCAGCAGAAGTATTACCAACAAAGGTAGCACTTGCAAAAGCCAGAGAACAAAATCAGGACTTAATTGTTATTAGCAATAATGGCGATGTGCCAGTTGTAAAGATCATGGAAGTAAATAAATTTCTATATGAGAAAAAGCAGAGACAAAAAGAAGCTGCTAAAAAGGCCCGTGCCGCAGTCGTTGAGACAAAAGAAATTCGCATGGGATTAAACATCGGGCAAAATGATATTGACGTAAAAGTTAAGAGTGCCAGAAAGATGCTCGACAAACAGTGTAAAGTTTCATTAACTGTAACACTACGTGGTCGAGAAAGAGGAAAACAAAACTTAGCACGAGAACTACTTATTAAGATTGCAGAGCAATTGGAAGTAGAACTAGAACCATTTACATCAAATGGTAATAGAGTTAGTGCTAGAGTAAAAATGGGAAAATAAATGTCAAAACACGGAAAAGCCACAACAGGGTTTTATGTTGAAGTACGTAATGGTAATGTAGATCAGGCCATGCGTAAGTTAAAGAAAAAAGTAGCAAATGATGGTATGATGATGGAATATCGCGATAAGCAAGAATTCGTACCAAACTTTGAAAAAAAGAAAAAGGCAAAAGCAGCCGCAAAATCACGTTGGAAGAAATTCTGTGCCAAACGTGATAGTATGTAATTTTAAATTAAACTAAAAAGGTATTGTAATGACAACCAGCACTGAATCAGCAGAACAATTTGCACCAACAAAATTGCGTGGCCCAAATAAGCATCACGTTATTATGCTTAATGATGATAGTACCCCTATGGAATTTGTAGTACAAGTATTAATTACAATTTTTAGGAAAACAAATGAACAAGCTACAGAAGTTATGTTAGAGATACATGAAAAAGGAAAGGCTATTGCTGGAACCTATATGTATGAAGTAGCAGAACAAAAGCAACTGGAGACTACAAATGCAGCAAGAGCAGCTGGATATCCGCTATCGACAATCACTGAAGAGGCGGAATGACAACTGTTGGATTTACATGTAGCTCATTTGATTTATTACATGCAGGCCATGTACAAATGTTACGAGAAGCCAAAGACCAATGTGACTATTTAATTGTTGCATTGCAATTGGATCCTAATAACGATAGACCAGAAAAAAACTCTCCAATACAATCAGTAGTAGAACGTTACACTCAGTTAAAGGGTGTAAAGTATGTTGACGAAATTATACCATATTGTACTGAATCTGACCTAATTGATATCTTGACAATGTATGATATTAATGTTAGAGTGTTAGGAGAAGAATATAGAAGTAAAGATTTTACTGGAAAAGACATTTGTCGCAGTAAAGGAATTGAGCTATATTTTAATAAGCGTGAGCATAGATTTAGTTCTAGTGATTTACGTAATAGAGTATATGAGAGGGAAAATGGCAACACACGCAATGATAGATATGGAGACACTCGGGACTGAACCTGATGGTGTTATTCTAAGTATTGGCGGATGTAAGTTTGATCCAAACAGTGATAGAATTTGGGATGAGTTTCATTTCCGCTTAAACGTGGACGAGCAAACTGACCGTGGAAGAACAATTAATGAAGATACTATTAACTGGTGGCAGTCCAAGCCAACAGATGTAATTGAAGCGGCATTTAGCCCTGAAGGACGTATTAGTATTAATGAGTTTTTGGACTTTTTAAAAAAATGGTGTGTCAATGCAGACGCATATTGGGCGCAAGGACCAACATTTGATATGATAATGTTGGAAAACTTATATAGACAATACAATAAACCTTACCCGTGGGCTTTTTGGAAAATACGTGATAGTAGAACACTGTTTAGTATTATGCCAGAAGATCCGCGAAAAGCAATGAACTTTGCAGCACATGATGCCTTAGAAGATGCTAAAGCACAAGCACAATGTGTCCAACAAACATTACAAAAACTGGAGTTAACATTAAGATGAGAATCGAACAAGATATTAAACTAGACTACAGTGACGTACTAATTCGCCCAAAGCGTAGTACACTAACTTCGCGAAAGCAAGTTCGTCTTGAGCGTAAATTTACTTTTCGTAATTATAGCCCATACGTAGCAACTGATGTATTACCAAAAGGATATCCTGCTGGCCCTTATAAAGATCCGCATTACAATGGCATTCCTATTATGGCTGCTAACATGGATGGTGTAGGCACATTTGAAATGGCAGACATTTTAGCCAATCAGCAAATGTTTACATGCTTAGTAAAGACATATACTGTAGAAGAACTTGTAGAATTCTTTAATAATGATTATCTAGATAGCAGACGTACAGAAAACGTTGCTATGAGTATTGGCACAAGTGACGCTGACTTTTTAAAGTTAGTTGAAGTTATTCGAGAAGTAGGCGGCAATCTAAAATATGTATGTATGGACATTGCAAATGGTTACAGTGATCACTTTGCGGCAAGAGTTCGTAAGGTGCGTGATCAGTTTTCAAGACTAGTAATTATAGCAGGTAACGTGGTTACCGGAGAAATGACAGAGGAGTTAATTTTAAGTGGAGCAGATATTGTTAAAGTTGGCATCGGTCCGGGGAGCGTTTGCACAACTCGTATACAGACTGGTGTTGGCTTTCCGCAACTTAGTGCAGTCATTGAGTGTGCGGATGCAGCACATGGTCTTGGCGGACATATTATCGCTGATGGCGGCTGTACTTGTCCTGGTGATGTGGCTAAAGCATTTGCTGGCGGCGCCGATTTTGTAATGCTAGGCGGTATGCTTGCTGGACACGATGAAGGCGGTGGCGAAGTAATTACTAA